GTTCTGCCTCAACACGCTCTGCCTCTACACGCTCTGCTTCTATCCGTGCTGCTTCTACTCTAGCGGCCTCCACGATAGCAGCCTGACGCTCTGCTTCAATTCGTTCTGCTTCTACTCGTGCTGTTTCAACTCTAATTGCTTCTACTCTAGCGGCCTCCACGATAGCAGCCTGACGTGCAGCCTCAACCCTTGCGGCCTCTGCGATCTCTGCATCTGCTATCGCTTTTGCGGCAGCGATTCCCGCTGGTGACCTTGCATATTCTTCGGCAGCGAGCTGTGCTTGCCTTCTGCGTTCTTCGGCTGCGGCAGCGGCCTCTGCTTCTCTTTGTACTCGGACTGCTTCGATACCCGCTGGGCTTGCCAGCCAAGCGGCATGGGCTTCTGCTGCAACTCTTGCTACTTCTGCAACTCTTGCCACCTCCGCTAACCGTGCTTCCTCAGCTAACCGTGCTACTTCTACCAACCTTGCTACTTCTGCATTTATAGCAGTTTTAACTACAACAAGACGAGATTGAAGTGAGTCTTTAACACTGCCATTTGGCAATGCAGTAACTAGAACAGTCGCGGAATCATAATTTTGTTGGGTTTGAGATGATTCTGCTGTAACAACTGAAGCAGTTGCCGCGGCATCTATCGCTATTTGAGGGTCAATAGGCAACAATTCATATACAACATTAAAGCGGAGAACTTTTACAAGGCCAGGGAGAGGGTCACCGAAACGGTTGTTGGCGATAACTACTGCTGAAATTAGACCAGCGTATTCAGCCGTATATTGAGCAGACTGAATCTCCCCTTGCGTTGAATCATTAGGGTTGCCATACCAAGCGGTTATGGAAGCGATTTGGCTACTGACTGGAGCAGTGATTTCAATACTCCCACCTTCATTTACAGAGTATTCATATACAACTACTGGGTCTGAAATAGGGACTACTTGCAATTGTGCGCTAGTAAACATAGTTCCATAACAACCTGCCCAACCAACAGAATCTCTTCCTAAGATTTGTATTGTTACAGTCTCATTTGCTGTTGTAGTAGTTAGGGATCGGCTTGCCGATACCATACTTAGTGTAGAAATAAATACACCAGTGTCTAAAGTTTCATTTGAATCAGAAAGTATAACTCTGGCTGTGGCCCCTGAAGCATCAGATCGGTTGGCCGAAGACCAACTAAATGAAACGGTAGATGGTACAGAAATTATTATTTGCTGACTTACGGTAGATTGAACATGGGAAAACGATAGTTGGTTTGTGGTCCATGTGCCTATATTTGGCTGACCACTAGTACAGGCTGCGTTGCCTTGTCCACTAAAACTAGCACCAGACCATCCTCCGCCCGAAAAACTAAAAGAACCATTGACTAAGACGTTAGATGAATAAGCATTTTCTACACCCAATAAAAGGGGTATAAAAGATAATATCGCTATTAAAAATATATGCGCTAACTTTTTTATTTTAGTATCTCCCTAGCCTTGGTGGTGACTAATAAGATTATTATACCATTTTGTTACATAAAAAAGAGGCTAAGTTTCCTTAGCCCCTAATTTATTGAGAAGTTTTACTTCTTTAGTTTAACCTTAGCTTTTGGCTTAGCCTTGTTCCACTTTTTAGCAAGAGCGTTATACTCTGCCTTGTATGCTGCTGCTGATAAATCAGTTGCTGCTTTATCGGCCACTGCTTTATCTGCTGATGCTTTATCTGCTGCTGTTTTAGCTGTTAATGCATCGGCTGCAACTATCAATCGAGCTATTGTAGCATCGGCATTAGCTTTTGCTACTTCAGCTTTTGCTGTTACAAGTTCTGCATTTGCTGACAACTTTACAGTTGCTGCAAGATCAGTTGCTGCCTTAGCATCTGCTGCTCGTGCTACCTTTTCGGCTGCAAGAGACGCAGTAGCTGCTGCTGTAAGCGAAGTCTGTGCTGCTAGTTCTCCAGCAAGATCACGAACTGTGATAGATAGAGATGCTGCACCAACTGGTGCTGTAAGGCCAGATACTGCTGTTGATACTGTTGCATATGCAATAACAAATGCAGTTCCAGATGCTGGCAGTGTAAGATCTTGGGTTTTTGTTCCAAGAGTTGCTGCTGCTGTATCTGTTGTAAGGGCTGTAGTCGTTGCAGTAGTTCCAGTTGTAACAACTGTATTAATGGTTGCTCCACCCTTTAAGTTACCGAATACGTCAAATCCTTTTACTGTAAGTGTTGCTACAGTTCCTGCTCCACCAGATGCTGGTGCAGTAAGTGTAATGTTATTAAGAGCACCCGCGGTACCCTGAACATAATATGTAAGTGTTGTTCCACCATTTGTAACCGTTACAGTTCCAACTGCAGTGGTTTTAGTATATACATAAAACGTGGCCGTTGTTCCTGTTCCGGTTGCAACTGCTAGTGTTGCTGATCCAGATGCCGATGTTACTGGGGCATCTGATGTATGTAGCGCTGATACGATTATTGCATTTGTTGCCACTGCGGTAACGACTGTCCCCGTATCAACTGTAGCGACAAACTTTAAAGCGTCTGCGGCATCGACTGTATTGTCTGCTGGCACTGGAAGTGCGGCAGGAGTACCAATTACAGAGTTTGTTGTGTTGGCTACGGCATTAAGCGAAACCCCTACTGTCATAACTGCTGCATTTGCTGAAACTGCGGTTAACATTGTACCAACCAGGGCTGCAGCGATGGCTAGGCTAAGCTTTTTAAATGAACTCATTATTCTCCTTTTTAGTTTTATAATAGATTGAAATTGTCAAGGAAATCTCTAACATCTTCAGGCATTACCTTGTGTTCTAATTCTACCATACGCTGTTGTTGTTCTGCAAGTCGGGTAGAACTTTTCCATGTATGGATCTCTACTTCAAGGTCCATATCCTTCTGTGTGTGTGATATTGCTCCGAATACCGCCCCACAAACCGCATCTGCTAGATCTTTAGACTTTTTTCTTGGGTGATCTACCTTATTTCCATGCATAATCTTTAATTCTGACATCTCTTCTAGAAGAAGCGGTATCATTGGCATAGCAACTCTTTCCTCATAAATCATCATTGCTAAATCTTCATAGTGTTTTTTAGCAACAGAGACAGTATCTGTTCTTATTCCTACCTGTTTTAACTCTTGTTGAATATCAAAGCTCTGCCATCTATCGAAGGTTACCATACCAAGATTAAAACCTTGTCTCCGTAAATTCACAATCCATTGCTTGACTTCTGACAGGTTTACTGGACCTTCTGCACGGGGTTCCCACCAAGCAACGGCATCTACAATAACTATTGGAGCAACCTGTTGGTAGTCTTTTATTACTTGAATATTAACCCACTTATCTACGTGAGCAATTGCAACGGCACATTTATCATGCTTTTGGGCAAGGTCAGCATGAACAAAATAAACCTTATTTGGGTCTGGTTTGAAGTTTTCTGCAAACCTTCTAAAACTATCTACTGGATTAACTAGTGTCATACATTTTTCTAATTTATCTTTTTGTTTAAAGAAGGCATCAGAAGCATAGGTTGGCATACAGGCAAAGCGCATCATGGCATCACCTAGGTCTGTATAGAATGCTAGCTTGAAGTCATCTATCTTTCTTGTTGGGTTTACTTCCCATGTTGGTTTTTTTAATGCCAATACCCTCGGAATTTTGTATGAAATAATACTATCTTCTTCCCACTTAATCTCAAATTGGTTAGAGGGGTCGTTAGCTGGCAGATCTTCATTCATAATAAACGTATATGATTTATCTATTGTTTCTTTTTCTGCAATTACTGCATCGTATCTTTGGGAGATAAAGTCTCCTTGATACCGCGGGAATGAGAGAAGAACAACCTTTCCAAGGTCCGGGAAGCGAGAATCTATTGTTCCACGAAATGCTTTGTATATATTATCGGCAGTTTTTCCTTGTTCATTTCCTGTTCCAACTTCAGACGCAAAGCCAGAAATTTCATCAAGTACTGCAAGGATAAGGTTAAGTCCTTCGTGTGATTCACGTTCTGAGTGACCAGAATAAACAGTGATAGACTTATTAAACTCAATAGAGTCAGCCTTGGGGTTATACTTTCCTGCAAACCAAGGTGATTTTTCAATCTTAGTCTTGAAGTCTTTAAAGAAAACGTTCTTTGCCTGTTGCGCATTTATTGCAATATTGATTAAGTCAATAGCATTTCCAGGTGGTTTTCCATAATACAGTGCTGGATCTTTTAAAGATAACAACTTATAAACAATATAAGCACATGCAATAGTTGACATGTGATCTTTTCCCGAACCTTTTCCCAACTGAAGAATAATCTCGTTTTTAGTGTACTTATTAAAAATTCTTGCGCCTTCAACAGATCCGTGAATATCCTCTAGGTCTTCTTTTCTATAAATTTGACTGATGGATTCTACTATCTCGTATTGAATATCAGATAGTTTTGGTTGTCCTAAAAATTGAGAAGACTCAACAAAGGTTTTCACATCTACTGGGGTTTCATCAAAGTGATTCTCTTTTAGTACATCTAGGAATGCGTTAAATTCTGACACTATTCGACCTCGTGGACAACGGTAATAATCTCACCATCTCTTGAGATAGATGAAAGTCTATTCATAATTAAATCTCTTACTTCTGGATGCTCTGATGCAACATCTCTAAGGATTCCAATAAGAACCTCTTGCCTTCTTTCAAGCTCAACCATCTCTTCTGCAAGTTCTTTATTTTCTAATAGGCCCGCCTTTTGTAACATTTCAATTCTAGATTTTTCAATATCCATAACAAGCTTAATTCCTGCAGTCTTTGCGCTAAGATTATTTAGCATGGATGCTTCATCAATAACCTCATATGATTTTGTAATTAGTTTGGAGTAGTGAGCATCTGCGCCAGCAAGGGCTTCCTTCGCACGTGCACGAATTGCAACATTAGTAGAGGCCAGAACCTTCCATTCATTTATAAGTGCAACCACACGAACTCTGGGCATATCAAGTTCTTTAGCAATTCTAGTTGGATCATTGCCTTTTAGATATTCAGTAACTACATTATTGACCTCATCAAGGTGTTCTACTAATTCAAGTTCAGTTGACATTTTGTAATCCTTTTCCGACCTTTAGGAGTATTAAATATCCAATTAAGTCATCCAGATCGTTGTCCCCGTAGAATTCTTCTCCTCGGGATATGCGTGATAGCTTATCGTCAATACGAATCTTAATCTGTTCTAGCTTCTCTGCTTTTGAAAATATCCTGATTGGATCGAGAGCCGAATCACCATACGACTTATTTTTCTCAATAAGCATTTTTTTAATTTCATCACAGACTTGACCTATTGTGAATTGTGTTTCAGATGACATCTTCATCCTCAAATGGATCAACATCAAACCCCTCAACCATATTTAATAGCTGAGTTACGGCATAGGTTAGTCCAACCGCACTTGCGATTGTAACTACGATCAAAGCCTTTGTAAACCTATTCATCGCCTACTCTTCCGTAAATTAAATTTTGCAAGGTATACGTAGATAGTTTCCACAGTACACCCACACTCCTTTGCAATCTCTTCTGGAGACTTCTTATCCAGAGTATAGCGTTTGCGCATAAAAATCTCTGATGTATATAGTTTAGCAGACATGGTGTTATTTGTCAAGTCCTGTAGATTTGCCCCAATTAGATAACGCCCAGTGTCCAATTCCACAGGCGTCGGCAATATCGTTGTCAGTAATAGTCTTGTCATATTGCATATTAACAAACCTTATAGTCTTTTGCTTTCTTATTTCTCTTATATGTGATTTATACCATGACTCTGATTTTCCTGGATTTTGTGATCTAACTACGAAGGCTTCGTCTTTTGTAAATTTACCGTTTCCTAAAAATATTTGCCACGTTATAGGTGCTACCGTTTGAATAATTTTAGTTCCAGTTAATCCAGCGGAACCAAGTATGGCCCCTTGAACCAGTGCAAGATCTGCAGCAACCTTCGGACTATTCATATAGACGGTATGCTCAATAATAATAGCCTCAAACCCACCATAGTATTCAAAGAATGCTTTAGTTTTTTTTGCAGCATCCATGACTTTTTCATAATTAGTGCTACCTTCAAAGTTAATCTTTCCAACTGTCCCCAAACCTTCTCCGAGCTTATTATTCTTTGTACCAAATAGGGCAAAAGCCATACTAGTAGTACTAGCATCAATGGCACAAATGGTTGCAGGCATCATTTCCAATCCCCACTTATTCTTTGTCATAATCGATAAACCCTTTCAACTTCTTTAACATTTTGTTAACTGCCTTATCACTTAAGTTACAATTAGAACAAAATCCAGAGTCATTATAAATTGATAAATCTACTCCACATCCACCCGAACATTTTCTAACTTTTCCAATCCTTTTCTGTCTACGAGTTACTCTGTATCTTTCATTAATCTTTTCTTTAGTAGCGCCAGATCTACAAACTTCACTACAGTAGATCTGATAGCTGACACTCGGTTTAAAACTGTTGTCACATCTATTACAAAGTTTCACTCAGTTCCTTAAGTGATGCAATCTGTATTACACCGTCGAAATTTCCTGTATCATCACAAGCCGCCTTAACTGGGCAGCCCTTACAAATTTTTGAATTTGAACGATAGTTTTTATTTGGAAGGGTTTGATCTTCCCAAGCCTTGCGAACTTCTCTCATCCAGTTAAATGCGTAATCAATCCATTCTCTATAACTATCAGTTACTTCAACTGGAATAATCATAATGTCATGATTGTTTTTATTTTCATAGATCAATGCGCCTTTTGATTTACCAAGAACCTTCATATAGATAAGCAATTGAATTAGATGTGCAATCTTTGGCTTGTTGGTTTTTTTGCGATATTCAAAGGCTTCATTCATCATTGTTTTAATTTCACCAACGACCTCTTCGCCTTCCCAATTTAACATAGCATCGCCATAACCAAAAATCGGTGGGTCGTTTGAGATAACCTTAAACTCTGATGTGGTCTCACCCTTATCATTAATATAGGGAATTGCTATGCCTGAAGCAAGCATGGCATCCTGAATTCTATCGTGTGACTTTGTTCCTGCTGTCATACTTGCAACAGCATTCTCATCCGCATCATCTGCGAAAACATTGCCATTAAAGGCAAAATACCAATACCTTGGACATTCCCCATGGTTCCAAACAAGTGTTGATGGAGCAAATGTCTTCTTCTTTGTATATTTGGGGCCACGGTTAATCGTATACCCAGACCGAATCTTTGCAATCATATCCTCAGCATTAAAGATTTTATTCTGTTCAGTAATAACTCTTTTACTCTCTGTTCCCTTTATTAGAATCTGTTGTAATAAACTTTTTGTCATTGTTTCCCCTTGTTTTATATATAAGTATAGCAGATTAACGCATTATGTACTTGAGTGCAGACACTAAGTTGTTGATTGATTCTGCTGCTGTGTAATAAATATTTTTCTTTGCCCTATCACTCTTATCAACATTAGCCATCCACGTGGCCTTAAGAGCCATCTTTGCTGCAATAGCCTGTAGACGAACTATCTCAATACTTACAACCTGTATGGGAATATCTGGCTTAATGATTATCTTAGCAATGAAGGTAAGTGCAGTTGTTAGCTCTTCATCCCCCATAAAATCTGCAATTTCGGACAGACCATTAACCATATCGATTGTTGTATGGGCTGGTGCTCCAGATTGTTCAGTCATTTTCGTTCCCTTCTGTTAGTTGTTCTAGCCTATTTACTTCGATTACGGCAAGTCTAACTTTTGAATTGCCCTCGCCTAAAATAATAAAGATTGCTGGATCGTTTTTATTTTTAAGAGCATCGGTACAGGCCTTTGCCCACACATCTTTATTGATGGTTATGCCCTTTGGATACTCCTTAAAGTCAACAGTAAATCCACGCCAACTAGCATCACCTTTCTTGGTGTTGCGACCACTATTCTTGTGTTGCTTAGCTCCGATGCGCTTTGACTCACTTCTCTCGCTCATAATCCCTCTTTGTCTTAATTATTGCTACCGTTGAAATATGTTTTTTTGAACACATCCAAGTAAATTTTGCTTCTTCTCCCCAAAGCCTTACAGATAAAACCTCTTCTTTGCATTCTTGGCAATAGTATTTGCCAGGAAATACTTTAAATTTTTCGTTAGACACTAGAGATCTTACTCTTAAGGGATTCTTGTAGTGTTAAATCTTCTTTAACACGATTGATAAATCCTTCTCTACCCTGAACTTTTGTGCCATCCTCTAGCTGATACCATGCACCAGTCCTATTAACAAGTCCCATTAATTCTGCGGTATCTACAAGATCTCCAATTGAATCAATGCCTATATCGTCTCCACGAAAATAAAAGTCATACTCTCCATTTTGAAATCCGGGAGATGTCTTAGAAAATTGAAGTTCCCAACGAATCTTCCGACCAATTTTTTCTTCAATTAGCTTATCTCCTATTTGAATCTTACCCTTAATGGCCTGGTTATCTGACTCAGATGAAAATAGTTTAATAACGCAAGAGGAATAAAACTTTGTTGCATTCCCCCCCATTGGTATCGCTTGTGTATACATGGCATTAATATTGTTTCTTGCTTGACTGATAATTACAAATAGGGTGTTATTCTTTTTATTGTTTGAGTAGTTTAGCATTTTCCAGGCATTACCAAAATCACGAGACTCTGCGCCAATCTGCTTTGTATTTTCAAGTTGTTTCAATTCGGTTGTATCTTTTTCAAAATATATTGCTGGCAACAGGGCAGATATTGAGTCTACTACAATCAAGTCCACCCCAGCATCCATTAGCTGAACACCCACATCAACCATTTCGTTTATTGTTCGTGCTTGAGAAATAATAAGTTTAGAAGTGTCCACTCCTAGTTTTTTTGCCCACGCTTTGTCGTATGCCATTTCGGCGTCGATCCATGCGCAAACCTTTCCTTTCTTTTGCTCAAGTGCTACCATTTGAAGACAAAGAGAAGACTTTGCAGAAGATTTTGACCCCCAGATAAGAATCTGACGACCATACGGGAGACCTCCATTAAGTGCACGATTTAGTCCAAAACTTGGAGTTGACGCATACTCTGTTTCTGGCAGGGAGTCTCCAGTCATAATGCCTTTACGCAACTTCGGATCAAGTAGGGCTAATACTTCTTCTACACTAACTGGCATAAACATCCTCCAAGGTTACGGTTCCATCTTTTGTTTTACCAAATTCAAACTTATAAATATTACCTTCTTCGATATGCATATACGCTTTTGGAAAAGCCGTTGGAAATACCAAGATCGAGTGCAACTCTCTTCCAGCATCTGCAAGAGTAAGGGATGCCATCCTTTTACCAGTCTTTGTCACTCGTGGTTTAAACGATACTACAAAGTGTTCACCCTCTTGATAAGGTAATTGCTTATAATTTAAAAATTTAATAAGTGCATCCTTTGATTCTTTTAGTTCATCAGCTGGTATAAAAGAGACAATCCTGTTATCTGAAACAAGAAGGATATAACTTCTTCCAGCCTCAATTAATGTATGTTCCTCGTCAAATATTCCAGTTGATCCAGTTTTATCTAGAACTTCAACCCTTGACCAACCTTTACTTCTTTTAATTGATTTTACCATACCAAGTAAAACAAAGGCTCCCTTTTCTTCATAATCTGCAACATCGCTTATATATGCATAGTAGTGTTGCGGTATTGATGTATTAAATTCTGGAAGGTTTAAATACTCATAAAGATTTTCCTTTATTTTTTCTGAATCTAATAAGTTATCTGGAAACGTTAGTGCGCCAACACAGTTCATTGCCTGTAGGGCTCTGCTGTTTACTCCGTTTCCTTTGGTAAAGGTAAACTCTTCCACTTGCTTATACGAACTAAATGGTCGTACTGCAATATATTTTTCTGCAATTTTTGTAGATATGAACTTGATAGAACTGAGTCCAAACCTAATACCCTTACCCTCAATTTTAAAATCTATATCCGAATCGTTAATGTGAGGTAGCTTAATACTAATTCCCATTCTTTTCGCTTCAATAAGATATTCAGTTCTAGCATCTTTATCCTTTTCATTTTTAAGAAGTGCAAACATAAACTCTAGTGGATAGTGGTACTTTAACCACGCCGTCCAATACGAGAGAGTAGAGTAAGCGACTGCATGGCTCTTGTTGAACGAGTACCCCGCATGAGCTTCAAAATCATGCCATAAATCAAGCGCCTGATTAGGAGAAATAAACTTAGAAGCCCCAAGAACAAACTTATCTTTGAAAACATCGAACTCCTTTGCATCTTTCTTTTTACCGATAATCTTACGAACCTTATCAGCATCTGCCATACTCATACCACCAAGATTTACGCAAGCCTGCATTACCTGTTCTTGATAAAGGATACACCCATAAGTCTCTGATGTAAATTCTTTTAAAACGGTATGCTTATAGTCAATGTTTTGTCTACCATGTTTACGTGCAATATAGTCTTTACCGATAGTATTCATGGCTCCTGGACGTACTAAGGCATTTGATGCAGTGAGCTCAGACAGGTTCTTTACTCTCATTTTAACTAGAAGGTTTGTATATGGAGATGCTTCACACTGGAAGACACCCTTTGTATATCCATCAGAAAGCATGTCGTAAACAGGTTTTTCAGTCATATCAATCTTAAGTAGATCTATAACTGTCCCCTCGCGCTCTTTAATAATATCAGTACAGTCTTTGACAACACTTAAAGTTTTTAACCCCAAAACGTCAATCTTAATCAGGCCGATACGTTCAGCCTCTTCCATATCAACACCAACAACTGGGATTCTCTCATCGCTTCCAGGAGAAACTCTTGTCTCCATTGGAGCATATCTAAAAATTGGATCCTTACTAGTTACAACTCCAGCTGCATGGATTCCTGTACCACGAATTCTTCCTCGTAACTGTTCTCCATACTTTTCTACTTCTGGATATTTATCTCTAAACCATAGTGATGATTTTGATGAGCAGTAATCTTCCCATGTATCAACTGTTTTTAAAACCTTATTAACATCTGCTAGTGGAATATTTAAAACTCGTGCAACATCTCGGACAACACCCTTGTCTTTAAATTTAAGGAAGGTGGCAATAGATGCAACATGTCTATATTGTCTAACTAAATAATCTTTAACTTCATCACGACGGTTATCTGCTATATCCGAATCAATGTCTGGCCTGTCGTCTCGGTCTGGATTAATAAAACGGAAGAACAATAGTCCGTGTTTAATTGGATCAATATCTGTTATTCCAATAGCATAACACAATAAAGATCCTGCAGATGATCCACGGCCTGGGCCGACCAGGATCCCTTCTTTCTTAGCCCATGCAATCATGTTCTGTACAACAAGAAAGTAGGGGCCAAAGTCTTTATTAGAAATAACCTCTAGCTCTACATCAAGCCTATCTAAATATTCTTGATTGTCTGCCAGGTTTTTTGCAGTCAAGCCCTCAAGGGCAATCTTCTTTAATTCCTTCATAGGGTTTTTATATTGAACAGGGAGAAGGTTTAATCCTTCTGGAATATCATAGTCTTCTATCTTGTCTGCTACATCTAGTGTATTTGAGTATATGTCTGATCTATCAATACCCTGGTTTTCCATGGCAGACTTAATCTCTTCATATGAAAGCAGGTGAATATCAAACTTATTAAAAGTAATCTGTCTATCATTACCATAAAGATAGTCAAGTCGTTCCATCATATCCTTATGCTTTTTTGATTTCTCAAAGGTATGAGCCTTATCAATTTTTACATGGGTATTTAACAAAAGCTTAAACTCCTGTATTTCCTTTTGCTCTGTACAACTATGATGGCAATCGGGAGTAACAACAACCTTGATTTTAAATTCATCTGCTAAGGCAATAAGTTGTTTATTGATTTCCGCGGTATTGTGTGGCATTACTTCAATATAATAATCATCTTTAAATACCCGCTTAAACCATTCAATATGTTTCTTTGCTACAGCAAACTCATTTTCCTCAAGTGCTTTAACTAAAACACTACTAGGACATGCTGATGTAACTATAATTCCTTCAGAGTATTTCTCAAGTATCTCAAAATCAAATCTTGGTTTCTTAAAGAATCCCTCCGTCCAGGCAATTTCATTAATCTTGTTTAAATTTTCTAAACCAGTTTGGTTCTTAGCGAGAAGGATAATGTGGTTATAAACTAAATCAAGTTGACCAGTTCTTTCGGACTTATCTCTTGTATCAAATCTATCAGCACACATATACCCTTCTACGCCAAGAATAGGCTTAACGCCTTTTGCTTTTGCAACTCGGTACAGTTCCCGATGCCCAGATAATGTTCCGTGATCTGTTAGTGCCAATGCTGGCATTCCCAGTTCAACTGCTCGGTCTATATATTCTTCTGGAGTAGCAATTCCGTCAAACAACGAAAAATGTGAGTGTGTATGTAAACTTATGTATTGCATCAATTACCAGTCGGCGTTTTTTGACGCTGACACTGGTGTATCAAACCCTAAATAAAAGGACTCCTGATCTACATAAGGAATTTTATTAAGTGCTTTTTCTAATGGAAAGGGTTCATGAGTTCCCCAGTCAAATGGTTCTTTGTCTGGTGTCCCTGGAAATAGCGTGTAACTTGTTTCAGTACCCTGACCGTTACGCTTCATTTTCCAAGGAACATTTGATATGCTTCCTGTTTCAAGAGCATACTCACGAATAGCATTAAATGATGATTGCTTGCTTACTCCCATCGACCAAATTGCTACATATGGTGGCTCAATCCCATCATCTATAAGAACGTTGCAATAAAAGCGAAGACGTGCTCTCCAGCCAGCCTTCATATCCTTGCGGTGCATCTCTTCAGCCCAGTCACGACCCTCTGTATCCATCGTGTCTACTGCCTTGCGCTTGTAATCTTTTGGATTTGTGTGTTCTGAAACTACA